AGTTCCTGCATAACCAGAATAAAATGCAGAATATGATCCTGTAAAAGAGCCCGTGAAGCTTCCTGTATAATAACCTGTAAAACTTCCTGTATAATAACCTGTATAATTTTGACTTGTTACTTCTTTTCTTATATCACTAAAAGCTGAACCAGCTGTAGCCCAAGTACCACCTGATGTAGGCGATGAAGCAGATAATTGATATTGACCTATACCATATCTCATTTTATTACGAAGTCTGGCTTGCCATGCATTTATTTCTGCATCGGTTAATTCTTGAATATTACCATTATGATATTTTACTGGTCGTACCACGGTTGGTGCTGATGCAGCGGCCGTTTTTCTCCAAAGATATGTATTATTAGTTGTACCATCAACTAAAGAATTTGTTATTGTTCCTTTTGCTGTCCACGTACCACCTACTGGAGCACTTGGTTGTAATACATAACAACCCACAGCATTTGAACCCATAGCAACAATTGTATCTTGTGCTCTATCTATCCAACCTGCATTAATAGTCGCGTTGGATTGCATTTGTATATTTTTAGAACTAGTATCATATTCAAGCGGTCGTTTTAAAGAAGATTCAGTACTAGCTTGTCTATCTTGATAAAAATTATATGTTGTACTTGTTACACTTGTTCCTACTGGATGTGATCCAACTGCATCTTGTCTTTTTGTATCAGTAAATGTTCCAATAAGAGTTAAACCTGTTGTATCTGCTGGATTAACTTGTACAGAAGCTGTTCCGGTATCAGTCGAAGCAAAAGCTGTACCTAAACGATAAACAATATAGTCCGTATTAGCTGCGGACATTGTTTGTAGATTATTTTGAGCATTAACTTTTAACGGTTGTGCCATAATATATTACCCTCCAGGTGAATCAGGAGACCATATAGTTTTCAATACCGTACCAGATGAATTTAAAATTTGAAGAGATACATGATTTTTAAAAGATTTAGCAGTTAAACATGAATCTTTTATTTGTGTTTGATCTATTGAAGCATTCTGTACAGTCATTCTTGGTCCACCACTATCAAAATTTATTGTAGTAGTATCACTAAACATACTTTTAACCAAACTTATTGTTCCAGCAGAATCTACTCCAGCAGCTGTAAGTGCTTCATTTATTGCATGAACTAATGATGTTTTGTCAGTAGTATTTAAATTAGCTCTAATACCTAAATCAGAATCTTGTGCATTAGATTTAGTGACCCATTGGGCCATAGTATCTGATAAATTAATTGTGTGCGAACCTGCCATCTTTATCCTCTATTAATTTATTTAAAAGTTGTTTCATTTCACTTAATTCATTTCTTAAATTTTTTATTTCATTTTGTTGATTTCTTTGATTTTGTTTTCTAATTCTTGCTTGTCTCATTTCATCAGTATTAATATTTATTATGGCCCCAGTATTACTATCTCTTACTAAATTTCCGTTACCTTCAACTTTTATATATCTAGCCATTAAGTTACCATTGCAATAACTCTAAGATCTTTAATTGTTGGAACTTTTGACTGATTAGAAGATGTCATTACTATTTTAATTTGAAATTTAGTAAATGCTTCAAGAAGACCACCTTGTCCTCCAGGTAAATATTCATATTGTCTAAATGATGCATTATCATTATCTGCAGGGTTATTAGTATCTTCCGTTTTATATATCCAAGCTTTACTACTTAAATCATCATCTGTAGTTCCTGTTCTATAATATACTTCAAATGCAGATTCTCCAGGTCTGTTAGCTGCAAATAATATTTTTAAACCTACAGCAGATTCCTCTAATGTAACTGTTCTTGTTATATGTTTTGCAGCAGATGTACCATCAACAGCATTTGTTTCTACAACATTTGATCCCACAGATAATATTGAATTATCTATTCTATTTTCAAATCCTACAAAATTAGTTCTTTGTAAATCAATTGCCGGAGATACTTTTGTATCTGTTGTTGCCATATCTATTTTTATTAACAATGAATTTGCAAATCCTGCAGAATCTTGTACTGCAGATGCCAATAATGCTTTAGTATTTTCTGTTGAATTAATTTCATTTAATATAATATCACTCCAACTTGCATCAAATGCATATGTAGATGATGGTTGTGAAGCACCACTTCGTCTTGTAGAACTACCGAACGATTTACCTGTTGTGTGTTTTGCTTGAGCAGTAATTGTTGTAGGAGCAAGTAATAAAGTTTGTACCTGAGGAACAAAATTATTATATACAATATTATTTGTTACTTGTACAGCATTACCACCACCTCTTAAATTATCATTTGGCGCAGTAGTAGCTTTAACCGCGAATGAGAAAGGATCAACTAAAGTAACTTCACGTTGACCATTAATACTTGCCGCGGCAACGGTAGCAAGTGTACCAGTCACACCAGAAATTTGTACGTGATCACCTTTTGCTAAACCGTGGTTATTATGGAATATTCTTAAATCAGAATCACCAGATACAGTTTGAATAGGATTAGTAGATAATAAATGATTTGATGGAGTTGTATTTTTCAAATAACCTGTACCAGAAGCACTAAATTCTGCTCTATAAAGATGGAACATTAAATCTTTATCTTGTTCTGGTGTCCATGTAGTACCATTTTGTGATGCAAATAATGAACCTAAAGTAGGTTGTCGTGAAACTCTTTCTGCTGTAGTTCCTACAAGAAATTCATATGTTTCAGCTACATAAACTGTGTATTCAGTAGTTTCTGCAAGAAGAACAACGGCGTATTCTTGACCCGGCGATAAATAAATTGGTTCATCAAATATAAAATCTGTACCAGCACCTCGGATTGTTGTCATATTAGTACCAGCCATGGCAGTTGCAGTTACATTTGCAGGAGCTAAAAATTTAGTAGCACCAGGTAAAGGCGTACCATGAGGAACACCACCAACCATTGGCCTAATTTGACATTGTACAGGTACTCCAAAATTATCTGGTTTAGTAGCAAAATACATTTTACATTTAGTTATATAAACACCATTTGGATTTTCAATAGGATTAACCATAAAAGATTGTGCTAGTGGATCAACCCACCAAACCTGAGTAGCTGCTTGTGTAAGTGTAAAAAATTCTTCAACTCTTGTTGATTGCATTATTCTTTGTCTTGTTTCAAGTGTACCAGTTGAAGTAAATACAGTATTTGCATTCGAAGTAGCATTTGAATCTTCACCACCACTAACATCTAATAATTTAAATACTTGAGGTCCAGTATTAAATTTTAATGAACTGTTACTTGGAACTATAAATGAACCTGTTATTAAACCATTACTATCCGAAACTAAATTAGATGAAGAACTAGGATGTGATGTAGAATTTGTATACAAATTACCGACATCTTCATTCCTTCGCGCCCATCTGGAAAATGATTCTTGTTTTGTATAACTAGAAATATCTGTTTGACCAAAGAATGGCCAATGTCGTGTACCTCTTCTTAACCCTTGAGCTCTAAAATATACTTTAATAGATCTCATAAAAGGTAATATAGAAATATTAAGTATTCTATCACCAATTTGTTCTATTCTATTTGTTATACTTCCTCTAACTGTAACTGATCTAGTATCTGTTCGCGTGAATTTATTAGATTGATTTTGGTCTCTTTGTTCTGCACCAATATTCCAAGATGTTGGTTGTCCAATCCAGTTATTAGCCCAATTACCTAAACTTTGAGATGTTATTTGAGCTGGCCCTTGTACTTGTTCTGTTCCACCACTCACTACATCATCAGCGGCCCATTTTGTTTCAACCCAAGTATCAGTTGATGGAGATAATTCAATATGACCATTAGAAACAATAACTGCAAATGGATTAATATTTTCTGTAGTAGTTGCCATATCTTGATTAATAAAAGATACTGCTGAATCAGACATAGGTAATAATAACATATCTCCAGATGCGCCATGAGTAGATACTACGCTTGAATTATGGGATCGGCCACTTATTTTTAATGTTGTACCACCAATAGCTGAATCAAAGAATAATCTATTTGACATAGGTGAAGCCAAAGGAGTTAAATGTCCTTGCATAGGATCTATAGAAGCTCTTTGTTCAGTACTACTAACATCTGTAAACATATAATCTTTAAAATTATCTACAAGAAAACCTGCTTTTGTTCTAGCATTACCTGATGAATCCATTACAGCAAGTGTTGTTGTATCTAATTCTAATAAAGAAAGTGTAGTCACTTCTTGGAGTTTATTAATTCTTTGTTCAAGTCTGGCAATATCGGACATCTGAAAACGTTTATTATAATGTTTTTCAGTATATAAATCTTTTTTATCTATTGTATTAGGGTTTAATTCCACATTATAGATAGGCATTGAACCACTTGGTATTTCAGGCATTATTGGTGTAAAACTTGGTGTGCCTTGTAAATATTGTATTGAACCTCGAGGTGTTCTTTCACCTGCAGAATTTTTAGTAGCTACTACTAATCTATCTTTTCTTGGTAAATAATATGTATTATCTGTTTCAATGGTACCACCAGATTGTGGTATTAAATGAATTAATGGATTTCCACCTCCACCATTAGAATCAAAATTTATATTGTGATAATTATTTGCTCTTTTTAAACTTGCAGAACCAGTTTGTCCAGTAGGTCTTGCAGAATCAAGAGAGTGTTGTAATACTGCAACTGGTCTGAAATCTAAATAATCTCTTAGATTAATTTTTGTTCCATCACCCATTGTATAATCTGGTATTGTTGCATATGTACAACCACTACTATCAATAGAAAGTGTAGCTTTTGATAATCCAGAATATGAACCAACATCAAAGTAAGCCTTTTGTGCACCTACAGAACCATTATCAAATGTTGATGCCGTATGAGTAAATGACTGAAATCTTACAAAAATATTTGCTGTGGGTAATGTTACATCAGCTTTTGGGATTATTCTACCTATACCATAATAATTATCTCTTTGACCATTATCTATTGTAAAGTTTGATGATAAATCAACTCCAGCAGAATCAGCTAATTTAATTGATTTTACTGCAAAAATATCTGGTTTATCTAAACTTATAAATTTTAAACCGGCACCATCTGAATCAGCGGCACCCGGCCATGCTTTTGTTACTGTATATTCAGATAATCCTTTAGATCTTCTTGCTACGTTTGTATTACCTGTAACAGTAACTTGTGCTATAACATCATATGTCGTACTTTCTTTAAGACCTGTCATACCAAAAGTAGAACCACCACCCGTTATTGAAACACTAGCTGGTTCTATTGCTGAATCATCGGCTGATACAACCCATTGTGTAGGATTAGTAAATGCTCCTATTCCAACACCTGCACCTAAACCTCCACCTACATGACCAGAAACCGAAGTAGCACCACCACCAGTTGTGACAACATATCTTCTTTGTACAGTCATATTTTGACCTACAATACCACCAAATATTGGTCTTTCTTTAGGTACAGGAAATAATAAAGAATTGTTATTGGTACCTTTTAATACTGCAACACCACCTTCTAATACAACATTTACATAATCTGCTACAGTTGTTCCAAAACTTTTAGTTGAATGAAATCCAACACCAGCTGCATTACCTGGTTTTAATCTTATATCAAATAAATGGAATCTATAATTATTAGATGCATCTTTATAAATTCCTCTACATCTAGCTGTACCTATTATAGTCCCAGTTGCTTTTACATTATCATATAAATTAAATTTTTCAAAATTCTCTATTTTAGGTAAACCTTTATTTTTTGTATTGACATCACCTGTATCACCATAACCTAAAACATAATTACCCCAAGTAGCACTTGTTAATTCATTAGTTACTGCTTTTGTTGTCACAGGTTTTGGTATAGTTAAAGTTTTTTGATCTAATTCTATTCTATAACCATCAACATATGCCGTACCAGTACTTAAAGAATAATTAACATTGCTATCATCTACTGATCTAATATTTAAATCAAACCCTTTTACTGAATAATTTCCCGACTCTTCTTTTGTTCTTTTAGCCAAAAGATCATTGATAGTATTATATGAATTATCTTTTGTAACTTCATCAGCAACAACTCCTTGTACAACTCTTGCCAAATATATAAAATTATTAGATCCAGCTGCAGTTCTAGTTTTCAAAGCTAATGTAATTCTATATCTATCTGCACCAGGAGAAGCTAAATTAGGCCCTCCAACATTTGAATTATCAAAAAGGTTTTGATCATCATTTGTTGTTACAATATCTTCGGTAACCTGAAAACCTATATCTTCTGTAGGAAATCTAGTATATTGTGAAACAAATATCGAATGAGATTTTGCAAAAACAAAATGTCCTTGCACAAAAAATGATCCTTTTTCAATATGAGCCTTACAACTTTGACCACTAGCATTTGAAGTAGCCGTAGTAATATTTGGATAATTAGTAGTATCACCAAAAGCAGTAGTATCTGATATAGTTTTAATTCTTTGTAATGTTTTTGAATTACCTATTCTTACTGGAGCAGTTGCAGAACCTCCAGTTGTTCCTGTATTAACATATTCAACTACTAATGTATCTATTGTCCAATCTGCCAATGTATTATGATAAACTTCTAATACTTTAACTATAATATTTGGACTAGTAGTTTCTCTATAATATGTTCCTACTAAATTATCTAATTTTACTGCAGTTATACTTGAACTAGCTAATTTAATAAATTCAACTTTATTATTAACAGTAATATTTCCACCAGTTACTGCTCCACCATTTAAGAAAACATTTGAACCAAATCTTTCTATTTCTTTATTAATTATTGTTTGAGCTTGTGTTAATTCTCTTGCTTGAAGAGCTTTACCACCATTAAATAAAATTCTATGAAAATTATCGCTGTCACGATAGTCATCTCTATAAACGTTTGAAAATGTATTACTTGAAAGAGCTGTTGCCATATTTTTACACCGAGAGTATTACCTTAATGTCTTCTGTTTGAGTTGAACTTCTTATAACTCTTGTTCTATTATCTATATAAAGAACTTCACCACTATATTTATTAATTGGAGCTATACCGGTTTGAGTTCCTGCAAGAGCAGTTTTATCTGGTTGTGAATCTGAATCTACAGTAGTACTAACACCTGAAGTACCCCCTGTTATTGTTTCTCCTGTTGTAAATGAACCTGGAGCCAAATCTTTTCTTGTATTAAAATGATAATGTATAGCTAGTCCAGCTGCACCAGTATCTCTATTTACAGAATCAATATGATCGATCCATGCAATTGTTCCCGATGTACCACCAGTTAATTTCTCATCTTTTTGAAAATTAGCTTGAGCATTTGTAATTACAATTCTATTAGTTCTGGCCTGTGCTTGTGTTACTCTTTGACCTGTAGCTGGAGTCCCAGCACTATCAACATAATTTATATTTCTTAATAATGATACTTGTCTAAAATCTGACTGACCACCATATGTACCAGTAGTTGTAACTGAAAATGCACCACTTTGTGTACCAGTGGGTTTCACATTAAACATAAGTGAAGATGATTTTAAATCTTGTCTAACATCAGTACCAAAACCTTTATGAGGTGAAAGTATTGGTCTTAAAACTGCAGCTTTTGTTGGAGTACCACCAGTTAATTTCACTTTAGCATAATCATATCCAGAACCCATACCTGAATCACCTACAACACAAGTCATATCTATTTTACCAATTTTATCTCCATTAAGTGTTACTGTACCGATTGCTCCTGATCCACTTCCTGTAAATGCCGCTGTTACTGTACCATTATATCCCGCACCAGCTTCTATTATTTCAACTCCTAATATTTGTCCACCTTTAGCAGTTGATCGTATTCTATCTTGATCTGTTTCAGCTGTACCAGATGATGTAGCAGAATCAGTTTGTTGTGTTGGCATATAACCAGAAGATAAAAATGTATTAGATCTTGCAGCTGTTATTTCATATAAAAATTTCCAAATATAATTATCTGAAGTTTTAAATGCTTGCCATTGTTTTGGTGAATGTGCAGCATAACTAGGTTTAACTGTAGATGGGTTTATAGCTCCAGTTGAACTACGAGAATTTGCCAAACATAAATAAACTTGTTGATCATCAGTCATTACGTAATAAGCATTTGTAGGATAACCTACCTGATGATCTGACCATGCAGAATATACAGTACCTGAAGTCCAATTATAACGAGGTACAATATATGACATAGAAGCTTCTGCAACTTTAATAATGGATTCTAAATTATTTCTAGCATCCATTTCATCTTTAGCTGTTCGAACAGGATTAATAATTGTATCATCAGCACTATCATATTGATCAGATTTACCTACACCAATATAATAATGATTACTATCACTAGCACTTATTATTTCATTATATAATAAATCTGTATATTTAAATTTTAATTTATCTGTTGCTATTGCTGTCATAAATTATTCCTTTAATGTATTTATACTAAGCTTCAAGTTTTAATGCTTTAATACGAAGTGCCACAGCACTAGTTCCACCACTTTTATTTACTATTTTTACAGGTACTGTTGTTTCATCTGAATCAACCCAACCTATAGTACCTGGTGCTATTCTTACAGCACTATCTCCAAGTGTTGTATAATCAAATATTGCACCATTTGAATCAAGAGCAGTACGTGATCCAACATCTGTATATATTCTAATCCAAGCTGCTCTATCAGGTTTTACTTCTTGTAAAATAAATGTCCTACCACATGAATCAAATTCAATATCTCCTGCAGCATCATCAGCTAAACTACCAGTAGATACTGTTTCAGTTATTCTTTGTTGGCGACCATATAATTCAGTAAAATTTTGATTTATTTTAGTACCAGCAGAACGCAGTGTATCACCTGTTCCGTCATTCGCAGAAGTACCTGTCGATATAGTTTGTTGTGCCATATTTTACTCTTTCATTTATGTTATTTATACCCTTTAGTAAGTAGAATCACCTGAGGTTCTTGTAAATATTGCATTATCCATTGTTTCAACAGTAAATGACATATCAGGTCTAGGATCTGCAGAACTATCATCAAATGTAAATGAATTTGGACTTCCAATTTGAGCAATATTAGAATAATAATTTGTCATATTTTGAGCTGTAATAGTAGAAAAAGATGAAATAAACTGATCAGTTCTTACTCTAAATGCATCTGCATCACCACCTGAATCTACAAATGCAGTTATAGGTAAAGAAAGTGCTTCTGGACTTAAAAGACCCACGTTTGTGATTCTGAATGGTTCAGCTGAATCAGGAATTAATCCAATTGCGGATGGACTTAATATACCTTCATTAATGGCCTGCACTTCTCCAGCAAAATGAAACCCAGCTGGGTGTACAAATCTTTTATATAAATTTTCATAATCAACAGTTGATAATCCACATTTTACTAATATTGAAAATGTTTGATATATTCCATCATCTGTTAAAAATTTTTGTGATTCATAGCCTATTGCTGAACCATTTATTCTACCTGCACTTACATCTGAATCAGATGAATTTGCCAACGTAAATATTTTTTGTTTAGGATATTCTATATCTGCATCAATACCAAAAAAGCCTTTAAAGAAACCTTCAGCTGAATTTAATGAACCTTTGGCTCTATAAAAATCACCAAGTAATTTTGTCATTAATCTAGGTTTTTGGAAAAAAGATGCAGCTTTTAATCCGTTACCTATTTCTTGTATTAAAGCATCCAGATTATCTGTAGTAGTTTGTTGAGCATTTCTGGCATTAATTATTTGTTTTATCTTATAACCAAAACCATCACTCACATCACTATCTAAATAATTATAATATGATTCTAAAAATGATATAAATTTAGAATTATCTTCTTGAAAAAACTCAGGCAGAATTTCTTCAACCTTTGAAGTATTTAATACTATATTTTTTCTATTATTATCGTGCATCATAATACTGTCGGTGTGTTTTGTGCGTCAAGTGTACCATCTGATTTAGAAGCATCTGCATCAAATTTTAATATATGATTTCTTAAAGGTTTAATTGTACTTTGATTACTTGGTACGGCCGTTATTTTAATTGCATCTCCTTCATATGCACTAATATTAAATGCATCATCAAGTTTTACAACACCTGTTGTTTCTGTATAACTTCCAGCATTATCATCTACAACTGTGTCTGAATTTACGTCAATAACTTGAAGTATAGTTGTTCCTAATTTATTTCTAAGAAAAGAACTAGCACCTTTAAAAGTAAATCTTGTTGATGTTATAATATAATTCTCATCATCTGGTTTAGCTATAACCATAGGAAAATTAATTGTAATAGGCGCAGCTTTGGCTAATGTAAAATGTGTAGGTGCACTTATTCTTCTTTGCGCTTTAAGTGTCATTGAAGAATTTAAAACTGCAGGTGATAAATTATCTAATTCAGTTAATATTACAGACCTTCTAAAAATTTTACCAAATAAATTCAAATTATTTGTAAAATATGTATTTACTTTATTTTTAACGGTTTGTTGCATTGTTTCAAGTGAATCACCTGTTAAATCTGGATCAAAATCAAATGTAATAATTGCTTCCAGAAATGTATCAGTTGCATCAACAAATACAGTATCAATTGACATAACTGCAAGATTAGCACTTAATTGTGTTTTTATGGCGTCCTTTGTTTGTGTTTGAGATGTGCTTGATACACCATCTTTAAATTTTAAACAAACATATGTATTACCATAAGTTGCTGGTACATTATCTTGTCCACCCCAACATATAATATCATCTAATAATGCAGAATATTTTCCATTAATTATTGATTTATAATCTTCTGCAGTAACCATTCTTTGTTGCGCAGCAAATGCAGTTGGTGCATTTAATTTAATTGAATTTAATGATTCTGGATCTGCACCTCCAGATGAAGTAGAAACCTTTGTAACAGTAGCTATTTTACTAGCACTTCCGACTGTATGTGTACTAGATGCAGTAAAAGAAGCGGCACCATTTCCACTAGGACCTTTTGTTGATAAATATGAAGCTATTATTTTATTACCTGCAACTGGTGCTTGTCCTAATACATTACCTTCACTAAATGTTAATTCATAATAACCGTTGGGTACTTCTCTTAAAATAAAAACTTTTGATGTTGATGTAACACTTACCGTATCTTTAACATTAGTATATACTGAACTGAGACTATCAGATGCAACTGTATCATATACTTCTATTGTTAATGTAGATGTATCCACTGTTTTATCTGGTATAATATAAACTGTATCATCTGAAGCACCACCAACTATAAATGTTTTAGTTTTATTTCTACCTTCTTTAATTGGAATACTTGTACTTCCAGCGGCAGTTTTAAATTTAAAAATACCTGCAACACCATCAACGGTTTCATTTACTGCAGTTATATCTTCGGTTGTTTGAAATGTGAATGTAGTACCGTCTATATTTGATGTAAATTCTGCACCTTTTGAAATAGTTGCATTTGTTGTTACAGCATCTACAACACCACCATTTTCAGTTGATCCAGTTGTTATTGTAATATTGACTAGTGCTTGTGAACAAGTGTTTGATCTTGGATAATAACCTAAATTTTCTGCATGTGAAACAACAGAAGATCTTAATTGTGCGCTATTTAAAAATGCCTCATTAAGTGCAAAGTTAGCAGTTAATCCGTTATAGTGTGTATTATATGCAAGCACATCTAATAAACTTGATAAACCTGAAGTTTCAAAATCGTAATCACTCCATTCTGCTGTATTAAAATGAGTTTTTAAATTTGATTTTATTGTATTAAAATCTAAAGCAGTGGATTTAATTGTAGTAGCCATTATCTTAACCTCGTAAGTTCTAAATTTAATACTTCATTTTCCATAGTATTAATAATTCTAAAATATATTGTTAATTGTATAGAATTATAATCTGGGAGAATATGTGCATTAACTGCTTGAAAAACTGCTCTTGGCTCATAATTAGTAATAGCAGAAGATATTATATCAGAAATTTCATCTTCATCTAAATCTTCTAAATTTTCAAATAAAAAGTTATTTAAATCTCCACCATATTCAAAATCAAATGGTTTTTCACCATTATTAGTCATTAATAAAGTTTTCACACCTTGTTTCACAGAAGCAGCTTCAGTTTTTTTAAATATATCACCACCAACTTTAGCAGAAAAAGATAAATCTACATCTAAATACTCTTTTGCTCTACTAACAATAATAGGTTTAGTAGATAAATTACCATCTTCAAGTGAAAAAACTCTAGCCATTATTTAGTACACTCACATTCACAACCTGTACAGATATCATTTACGCATTCCTGACATTCTTCATCACAATGACATTTGTGTCCACATTTTTCACAATTTGTGTTACAGTGACAAGCCATTTTGATTCTCCTTATTTATGTTATTTATATACATTTTTCTAATTTCCGTTGGCAAATACATTAGCTGATCCACTTGTTATTTGTGCGCCACAACCATATGTATCATTTTTTCTACCCATAGCTGCACCTTCGACAAATACATTTGGACTTCCAACAGATAAACCAGGAGCATGTTCTGCACAACCAGGAAATGTATGTGACGTAACTGCATCTCCAACTCTCACTATTCCAGTACCATTTGCAAATACTGTACTACTTCCTATATTAGTTGAAGTTATAATAGGAGCTACTGCACAATTAATACCTGTTGCATTGTGTACAGTATCCACAGTATCAACTCCATCTTTTCTAGCTACGGCCGGCATTATACTGGTGCCTCTCCACCAAATTGATGCCAGTTTGAAGAATAAACTGTTTCCGGCTCTTTTGGTTCTGGTTTAGTTGAATTAGCTAGTGCAATAGTTTTTTCACTATTAAATCGATTAACAACTGAACTTCTTACACCTGATGTTGAAGATGGAAAATATTTCATTCCATTATTAGCACCACGTTCATCATATATGGCATTTATTAATTCTGTATCTGTTACAGTTTCTGCAGTTTTACCTGTACGTGCTAAAGCTCTTTGTAAAATTCTATTTGCTCCACCCGTACCATGTTGAACAGCTGTACTCCAGACTGCATCTTGTACACCATTACTCCATGTTCCATCACATACATCTATACCAGTTGAATTTTTAATTTTAGTTACTGCAGGGTCATGATGACTTCTTTGAATAAAATCATGTTGTGCTTGAGCAAAATCCGGATCCCTGGCTAAATTTTTCCATTCATTTTTAAATTCAGTTGTACCAGAAGTAGCACCAGAAGAACCTCCGGCATTATTTAATGATGTATGATATTTAGAATATTTGGGATCATCTTTTAAATAATTCATAAAAGTATCCATAGTACCAACCTTTGTTGCTATTTGATATGAACCATATGAATATCCACCTGTACTATCTTTACCTATTGCTCCAGCTTTTCCATTTGATTCAAATTTAGCAGAAGTAGAACCTAAATCTTTTCGAGTACAATCCCCTGGTACCGATTGAAGAGTAGTACCTGATTTACCTTCACCTTTCATGGGACCACCAGAAGAACTAGGACCTAAATTATCTCCAGTAGTTTCTTCTGTTGGTGTATCAGATGCTCCACCAGCAGTAGCATCTTTAGGTTCTTCAACTCCAGCCCATTCAAAATCTGCAATGGAAGGTGTACCCACACCACCTTTATTTAAATCAATTGTTGATCCACGAAGATCCATGCCAGTAGTACCGGATATATATGTATTATTATTTGTATTTGTATAATCAGCTTCTGTTCGTATTATAACATTACCTTTTGAACTATAATCCTGAGCACCCTCAGTAATCACATTAAAATCTTTTTTTGCATTAAAAGAAATATTTTTTAATGATGAAAATGTAATATCACCTTCAACATTCCAAATGACATCTCCACTAGCATATAATTTATCATTTCCAGTTACAGATCTAAATCCATTTGCATGTTGTGTTACTACATCACCATTGGGTTGCATTTCTATAAATGTACCTGATTTATGATATATGTGTATTCTTTCTGCATCAGGTGTATCATCTATTTCTATTATATGACCTGAAGTCGTTTGAGTTACTTTATTGTGAGGGTAAACTGGTTTGTAGATATTAGATTGCTGAGGTTCGTCAATTATTTCTTGTTCTTCTTTATCTGTTGGTAAATCGATTTTATCAACTGGTCTGTCAACTGATTCAGTATCTGCATCAACACCTTGCGCATTTACATTTGTTGTGACTTCTGTTTTCTTTCCACTATCTGATTCTGCTTTTACACTATGAGGAAGTGAACCCATAACCATAGGCATTTGTGAATTTTTACCATCTAAAAATATACCAAATACACGAGCATCTTTTTGTATACCCAAAAAATTTCCAAGACCAGAAGTACCACCTTCTGTTACAGGTGTTAATACTTGAGCCCAAGGTAACTGTTCATCTGGTACTTGCTCTAAATCTTCACCATGTACACCATGTATTCTTACCTGAACACGACCCATCTTTAATGGATCACCAAGACTTTTAACAATACCTATAAACCATCTTGTTTGATCACCATAAAAACTTATCATTATTGATTCCCCATTTTAACCATATTCAACGATATATCATATGCTTGTCTTTTTATTATATGTCTAGCTCTATAAATTAAATAATCTCCTGATAATTTTTTATCGGGTTTATTAATATTATTATCACTCGGATCACTTTTTAAAAATTTACATATTATTTGATTACCAATAGTAGAATGTTTATCACCATCTATAAAATCGTAACCATTAACAGTTATATTTATAGGCGATTTTAATATTAAATTGTCGGCGCATATTGAAGTGACATACTGTTTATATGTAGCTTCATCATATCCTTCACCTAATGTTAATGGAAATTGAGGCATTTCTTCTTTATCATCTGGTAATTTAGTTACACGATATGGATTAGAACCACCCATTAATGTTATATGTCTACTTTGAATTTCATGAAATGGTTTACCGTTATGCTTAAATTTAGGACTATATCCAGGATTTTTATTATTACCATTTAAAACTGAACCTAAAGCAGGTTTTAATAAATCTTTTATTATATCATAATCAAAAGTAATTTTATCCTTTAAAGGTTCTAAAGAAGTATTAAGATATGAAAATTTAGATCCTATTAAACCATTATCTATTAATTCATTTAAATCATCGCCTGGAACAATTTTATAGTTTTTAATTATTTTTCTTTCTATTGCAGGATTCATTGATCCATGATTCATGGAATTCCAAACAAAATGTTGATGACCAGTACCTGAGAAATTTATTGGTTGTTCAGTTAATAATGTTTTTAAATCTTTTAATGCTAATTTATTACCAACAAATGTTGAATAAAAATAATATGGATATCCATCATCGGTTGTTATATTATTTTTAATCCATTCTCCAGTTTCTAAAGGATTTAAATTAGGTACAATTAATTTTAATTTTTGTGTTTCATTATTATCATAGACTAATTCTTTATCTAAAAATTCATTAACTACTTTTTCAACTATTTCTGAACCTTTACCTTCATAAAATCTATTAATATTATATAAAGAAGATATATAATAGCAATCTTCCACTAAATGAAGTACTACTACTTGAGAATGTTCATTTAATCTATTTTGAGTAGTTATTTTATGAATATAAAATGTTTTTGTAATGGTTCTAGATCTAGACCTTGAACTAGTAAGGCTGATTGTAATTTTTTCACCCCCAATAATATCAGCTCCAGAAATAAAATTAGAATCATCTAATAAAACTAAATCAGCAGTTAAATATGGTTTTCTTAAATCTTCATATATATCAATATCTGTTACAACTTGTTTTAATTCTATCCCCGGACGGACTAATCTTTCTGAAGTAAAATTAACAGAATTTATTTCAAATTCCGTGGTACTTAAAGCCATTATGATCTCACAGCATCTTGAAAACTTCTAGTTATATCCATTATATATTGATTTTTTAATATAACTATAGATTTTAAATTATCATTTTGTTTTATTGCTCGATCCAACCAAGTTTTTTCTACTGCTTCAGTAGAAGGTCTATTAGCTGCAGGATCAATATCATGATGGTCACCCTGAACTGCAGCTGCAGTTTTTTCATAATGATGTGCAGCATTTATTCTATTTTCTGTACTTAATACAGTTATTGATTTTGAACCATCTGCAGTATCAACAACAACTTCACCAGCCTGAAATGCTGTAGTTGAGGCTTCAACCCAAACTTGTCCTAAATCTAAATCTCTTCTTGTTATTACTCCAGTTGCTGAACTGTTATTTCCTTGTATGGTTTTACCAACAGCAAATTTATCTGTTAAAATATCCTTTGTTGTAATAACTCTTTCGTTATAATTTTTAACTGCCCAATCATATAATTTACTAGGAGATAAAGGCCAACCTTGTTCTCTTAATTTATCATTCATTAGAAAAAATGTCCAATAAAATTGTGTATCACCATATAATTTATATGATAGTTGATCAGGTCTTTCTCCTGGCAAAATATGATAATCTATATATGAAGAAGAAAAATCTTTCATTTGATCTAATATATCAGCATAAATTGATATATCCTGAAACTGATTCGTTACAGATTCGTCTCCAAAATAATAATTAACTTCTGGGAAATCATAAAAATATTGAGTTATAGCCATTATTAATTCCTTTAAAAATCAGGTAAACCTGGGAGTCTACTATTATTAAGCGGTGTAGAATATATACTAGGATCACCGGCCGGTAAACCAGGAAATTGATCTGTTGGCTGACCTCTAGCTGCATAACCTCCAGTAGGATCTGGAAATTGATTCATTTGATCTAGATCTACACCACCAAAATTTTCTCTATCAAATATTGTTTCATTTTCTTCAGATAATATATCTCTTCGTCTGAGTGGTTTGTATTCTGTAAATGTCATATTTAAATCAACTTCTGTTGGTGCACCATCAGAATGTAATACCGGTGTGGTTGGATTATAAACATGGGATATATTTCTTAAATAACAATATTTTATTGGTGTACCAATATTTTTAAATGTTCCACCATTACCAGATTGTAATCTAATTTTAAACATATTAGGATAATTTAAAGCGACTGAATATTCACCTTCAGGTGGCACACCATCTGGATATGCATGATATCTAAAAAATCTAATTATATTTTTAATCTGTACAGATTCTCTTTGACTTTTTGCAATTAATTTAAAATTAAAATTAAATTCTCGAATATTGATTCCATTAAATTTTGTTCTTAAATTAGGGTTTAATGTTATTCTACCGGATACGGATACAGCATCGGCCAATTTTTGAGGAGCCAATGTTTCTGCAGCTCTAACTGCAGTTAATCTAGTAGCTGCTTCACTGGTACCAAAAATTTTAAGAAAATCTGCTACTCCAGCAAAACCAGCACCAATTGCACTCATGACACCTTTTTCAATAGATTGACCTCTTTGTAATGTACCTGCTAATGCTCCACCCATTGCACCTAATGTTGCATGATCATATTGAAAACCATCAGCTACTTGAAATGCTATGGGTAAATATAATTTACATATATCTCCAGCAAATGGAGTTATTTTGCCAGCGCTAATAGCACCTCCTTGCCATGTATCTTTAATAGTTTTTCCTACACCTCCTACTATTTCTTTAGCTGTATTGGTAGCCACAAACTGTGGTTCTAACATAGGCGGTTGATAATTAATAGCTTGAAATGTAATTCTAGATCTTAATTGATTATGAGAATCCATTGGAAATTTATATGGTCCTCTTCCAGAACCTCTAGCTGTTCTAGATTGTATAACATGTGCATTATTACCTTTACCCATAATCGTATCCTATTAAATTTATAAATAATTTAAAGATATTTATATAGAAATATAGGTAAATTATTACAATGATGAACGGTTTAAATAGAGGTATTAGACATTTAATAAATGAAATCGAATATGAATCAATAGGTGTTGAACTTGGTGTATGGAGAGGTGATTCTTCGCATTATTTTATAAAAAGAGCTAAAAAAATGCATTTAGTGGATTCTTGGAGTCTAGAATCATATAAACATCTTGATACATGGGAAAATTATTTAGAAAGAAATAAAAATCTTATAAAAATTAAAGGTAAAGTTAAAGAAAAACATATTAAAAGTTTCCAAGAATATTATGATAAAATATATAAAAAAGTTGTTAATAGATTTAAATATGAAGATAAAATATTTATTCATAGAATGGATACAAATAAATTTTTTAAAACATTTAATGAGAAAGTAGATTGGTTTTATGTTGATGCAGCTCATGATGAAGAAGGTTGTTATAAAGATTTAGTAAATAGTTATAAACATTTAAAAAAATTTGGTGGTGGTATAATTTATGGAGATGATTATGGTCTTAAAGGTGGTGTAACGAGAGCCGTTGATAAATTTAAAAATGAGTATGATTTAAATTATAAAATAAAAATGCTTCCTCATAATCAATTTCAAGTAAAAATATAATGGCATATTCAGGTAAATTTAGAATTAAAAATTATAGTAAATATAAAGGTGATTTTGATAATATCATCTATCGATCACTTTGGGAAAAATCTGTATTTCAATGGTGCGATGATAATCCAAGCGTAAAAGCCTGGGCTTCAGAAGAAATTATAATACCATATTATTATGAAGCAGATAAAAGATATCATAAATATTTTCCAGATGTTAAAATAGTATTAGAAAATAAAACATTATTAGTGGAAATAAAACCAGAAAAAGAAACTTCTCCTCCTACAGGACCTAAAAGAACTAAAAAATATATTGCAGAAGGTTTTACATATATAAAAAATATGAATAAATGGGAAGCAGCTACTAATTTTTGTAAAGATCGTGGTTGGGAATTTCAGGTATGGACCGAAAAGACATTACAAGAAATGGGATTAATGCAGAAACCCGTACCAGGTAAATTAAAACCTTTAAAACGTTTACGACCATATAGTAGAAAACGCAAGAAATAGATATAAATACAAATATGGCAAAAGAAAGTAGTTTATTTAGACAATTAGAAATAGAAGCATTTCGTGCTGGTATTACACCACGAACTAAACAATCTATAAAATGGTTTCGCGATAAAGCTAGAGATTTATTCCGCGGAAGAAGAATGAAAGATAGAGAAAAAATATTTGGTGATGATGCTTTAATACAAAAAAGTAGTCCTAAAGTAGAAAGTCCTATTGGTAATATGTATATGTATTTTTATGATGCTAAACATAAAGAAACATTACCATATTATGATGGATTTCCACTCATATTAATGTTAGGTCCAGCACCTAATGGATTTTTTGGTTTAAATTTACATTATTTACCACCTGTATTAAGAGCAAAAATATTAGATGCAGTATTGACTGGTGCTGGAGGTGTACCAAAAAAATATTTGGCACCGGCAAGAAAACATTATTTATTTAAACAAGTAAAAAGTAAATTTGCATTAGTTGAAAAACCTGAGTGGGAAATAGCTACATTTTTACCAATGGCAGATTGGAAAGGCACTACATCTGATAAAGTGTATAAAGATTCTAGGAAAATGTTATGACAGCATCAATAGATAATTTAAAATCTACAATATCTTCTGGCGGAGGTATAGCTAAAGCCAATAGATATCTAGTTGAATTACCTAGTATTGGTGGATCAATGAGATCTATGAATATACTTTGCAGCAGTGTAAATATGCCAGGTAAACAAATAACAACTATTGAACGCAGAATTGGAATGGAATTTGAAAAAATTGCATATGGTTATGCAGTTGATGATATTAATATGACATTTATAATGCCAAATAATTATTTACCTAAAAAATATTTTGATGCATGGATGAGTATGCAAATAAATGAACGTAGTCAGGTTGCCGCATATAAAAATGAATATCAAAGACCTATTAAAATACATCAATTACAAAATGCTTTGCCTAGTAATGCATTTAATATACAAGTAGGTCCGATAGGAGTGAAATTACCAGGTATAAACGATATAATAAATACTTTTGCAGCTAAAAAAGATATTAATATAACTACTTCAGCATATACAGTAGAATTATTAGATGCTTTTCCATCTCAAGTAAGTCCAATACAATTTAGTAATGCCGCAGATACGTTGGTTGATTTTAATGTTGCAATAGCGTATACAAGATGGCAGAGAGTTGGTTCCTCTCAAATATCATTTAAATTATAGGAGTATGATAAATTATGACTTTACCAATATTAAATAGTTCACCAAAATATGAAATGACAATACCGTCAATAGGTGAATCAGTAAGATTTAGACCCTTTTTAATTAAAGAAGAAAAATCTATGCTAATAGCAGCGGAAAGTGGAGATAATCGTACTATATTAAATTCACTTTTAGATACACTAAAGGCATGTGTTGATGCTGAAATAAATGAAACCAAATTAACAACATTTGATATAGAATATATGTTTTTACAATTAAGAGCAAAAAGCGTAGGTGAAACAACCAAGGTTGGTATTAAGTGTGAAGCATGTGACCATACAAATGCATTAGATGTTAATTTAAGTGAAATAGAAATAAATAAACCCGATGAATCAAATAATATAATAAAATTAACTGATGATATATCTGTTGAGCTTGGTTATCCATCATTTAGTGATTTATTGAATTCTGGAATAGATTCAACTGGTATGACAAGTGCAGAAAATTTATTTAAAATGATTAATTATTGTTTTAAAACTGTGATGACTAAAGATGAAAAATTTAATTTAAAAGATCACAGTCTTGAAGAAATCACAAATTTTATTGATTCTTTAGATACTGCGCAATTTGCTGAAATAAGAAAGTTTATTGATAATATACCTAGAATAAAACAAGATTTTGAAATAGTTTGTACAGAATGTGGACATGTAACAAAAAATCGTTTGGAGGGCATGGCAAATTTTTTATCCTAACTCTATCTCATGAATCACTAGATAGTTATTACGAAACAAATTTTCATTTGATGCAACATTGCAAATATTCGTTAAATGAG